TGATGTAATATTCATCATAGCCATGAGTTGTCACCGGAAAGAACTTGTTGTCAGTCCACATCTTGATGTGGTCATCAAAGTGTTTCTGGTTCGAAGGATTACCAAAGAAGTAGTAATAAGCATTCTTTGCTCGGCTTCCATAACCACGGGCATAAGCACTATAGAGATAGAAGCCAATAAGATTGGTATCGGTACGAGCCTTCAGGAGTTTCAGAAGATTCTGAGTCAGGTTTTGCCCAGATATGTTATAGACGGAACTATACCGAGTTTGAACATTGAATCTATCCGTCAGATAATATTCACGCTTGGTCTGTTCATCAACCAGAACATATTTCCGAGACTTGATATGCTCAGGCAAAGGAGTCGGAGTGAAGGTTTTCACTTCACCGTGTATGCCCAGGATCATATCAGAGTCACCATCAGTAAGAAAGATGGTGTTTACGACCTGAACCTTGTTGCGCGCACGAAACTGGTTCACAAGGTCGGTAGCAACAACAATAGCACCATTCAGAGGAGTATTGCCCATTGGCTCAACTTGGCTACCCTTGTTGGATAGAGTCCAGAGAATATTGAATGCGCGACCCAATTCCGTAATGGACATCCGAGAAGACAAGATATTCCGAATTTTGAAGGGCGTGAATACCATATCAGTTTCTTTATACTCGAAAAATGGCTCATTCGCGGTATATTGTTCCTTTGACATATTATTCAGATTGCGGAAGATATACACCTCAAAAGGTATCTGAACCCGCTTACAGAACAATACAAGCCCAACCAGTTGTTTTACCGTAGCCTTAATATTGTCGCACATAGATCCCGACCAATCAAGGAACATGACGAAGCCGTGATTTTTGCCCTGAGGCAGAACAGACAATCGACGGAAGATATCGTCATTATATTTGTAGGAATGAAGCTTATTGGTATCAATAACACCAGTCTTGGAGATTGAAATGCGGCTATACAGATCAGCAGCTTTACGCATTTCGAATTCTTTCACCATAAAGGAAATGGTGTTGTTTTCCTTCATCTTGAAGTCCATGAAGTCCTTGGTGATAAACTCCTGCACGGTACCATAAGTATAAGGCAAGCTTGAGAAATGCTCTTCATTCTCGGCCAGAAACACCTTATAATCATCCACGATCCGATTCAGAATAGGCTTAGGAGTGGTTACATAGACATACTCGGTCGAAGTATCGGAAAGTTCCAGTTGCTTTTCTTGCCAGACATTATCGGTTTCAGACTCGGGAGTATATTCTCCGTTGTCATGATCCATCATATCGCGAGGATCTTGGCCGTTGACCCCGTCAGGTTTCTCCTTGTCCTGGGCTGAGATATCACCCTCACCCTGGTCACCCTGGTCACCCTGGTCATCAGAGTCATCAGAGTCATCAGAGTCATCATCAGACTCTTCTTCCCCATCATCATCATAAGATGAACCAGAAGAATCGCGCATATCATCATCAAAGTCCATATCTTCCATGTCCATGTCATCCATGTTCATGTCGGGCAATGCTTGCTGTTCAGCCTCTTCTTCTCCGCGTTCTTTGGCGAAGCCATAGACCTCATCGGTCATCGCAATCACATCGGCGAAAGTTTCAGCGGCCTCGATGCGCCGAACAAACGGCATCTCTTCTGGTGAGAACTTGATACCAGAAGCAAAGCCGCCCTTGAAATACATATTCACGCGGTCGATGAAACTATAGGTGTTTAGATCCTTATTGGGGGGACCAAAGAAGCCGCGCTCAATCAATTCCTTGTAGCCCACGATATAGTTGCGGCGTGAACCAGGATAACGGCGCTTTTGACGCTTATCGATTCGTGCGTCCTCGATCACATTGAGAAAACCATGAACCGCCTTCTTCTGGCGACCAGACGGCTTATCATGATGTTTATTCACGATGGAATCGATTGCTTCCAACCAACCGTCAGGTGGTGTATCAAGGGCATGCCCAGTCTCATGAACGGTGAGCATGTCCTCAAGGTCTTCGGACACACCCTTCCAGATGGGCATTTCCAGAACGCGATGCTTGACATCAAACGATGCGGTGCGCGCAGCGGGATTGCGACGAATCTTGATATCTTCCGTCGCGAGCAACTTGGCCAGAAGTGATTTGGAATTGGTTGTCATGTCGTTCTCTTATTCATCATGGCTACATATTAGCATATTCAGCGACAAATAGAAGCATAATATTTGCATGGCTGATATGCGCTGGACGCATATCGAGGAATCAGACATTTCAAAGACTTAGCCAAAATCGGTTCCTAGTGCTGATTTAGGCTCATATTATAGACGGTCGATGCGATCCTGTCAATGGTCAAGATTCGCTAGACTGTTTTGGTCTTAGATTGTTTCACCTTAGACACTTTGGTTTTGGGTAGACGACGCAAAACCAATCCATAGTTGTCGACCTTGGGCATATCATTCAAATTGATATGTGGTTTCAATCTAAGCCGATTATCATTATCAGTCAAACCCAACTTTCGTCTTATCGCACAATTTTCTGGACTCATTCTTCTTTCTGGATGAAATGGTTCAAAGTTTACATAATGATGGATTCTTCCATATCTCCAGACAACTCTGGCAACATCTGGATGCATATTATACAACATCTCAGACTTATTCACGGTGCCCAAAGCATTATATCCCATGTCCTTTGCTTCATCCAGAATCTCTTCACCTATCTCTTTGTGATAGAACTCTGTAGTATTTCCACCTTTGACAGTTTGTGTAGCCGCTTTACCTTGAAGAAAGGCATTGAATTGAATGGTGCAATCACCATCTTTCAAAACTCTTAGACATATATCAGTGTCCTCATTATATCTACCACGCCAACGATGTTTACAATCATTAGATATCAATAAGCAGGAGTAGATACGTGTGTTTTCTACGAATGGTGGATAATGCTGATTCGGAGCAATGAAGAATCTATATTGAAATCCAGATATGGGAACGTTTTCAAATCTATCAACAAAGTCTTCTGCCATCTTGAAGATAACACCAGACTCTACACGAATGCGTTCATTCTTATGTAAGCGATAGAAGTCTTGGATATTGTCGTCCATGACCCAATGCTTCTCTGCTCCTATAGATATAGCATGATCCCAGCACCAGTTTCTAGCACGACCTGGACCATCACCATGATTACTGAATGGTGCTATCAATAACGTGACATACTCTCGTATATCAAAGTTGTCTAATGCTTTATCATAAGCATGTTCATCTTGAGGTTCTATGGCAATATAATGAGGTACCTTCATTCTAGACAATGATCTTGAGGTAAACATAGATTCATGTCTACCTTTTGAGATTATATAAACAGGATGTGTCGGATTTGTCATATTATTTCCTACAATATACTATGTTTACCCAAGCACCCTTAGTATCTTCACGTGCCTCAACGAATTGAAAATTTTGCCTCATTAAATCTAATATTTCATTATACTTATCATGAAATGTGATCTGATTTAATCGAACATGGGCTTTCATGTCATTCAAATGTGCATGATGAAACTCAAAAATAATTTGATTGATGTTACTCCAGTTCTTAACTGCTGGAAGACACTCATACTCTGCACCCTCGATATCCATCTTAACGATTGTTGGATTTGCTTTATCAAACACTTCATTGATATTGATACAATCAACAGTTATACGATTTCTACCTCTTTTTGTCACAAGGGAATGTGCGCCCTTATTCTTCTTAGAATTAATAGAAAAGTATCTTATTGGATCATCATTTCCAACAACAGCCTTATTGAATAAATTATATCTAGATGGATTATATCCATTGAGTGACACATTTCTTACTGCCAGATCATAATTTTCTTTCTCCGCTTCGTATGACCAAAGACATTTGGCACCCTTTGATAAGGCAAAACAAGTGAACATTCCTATATTCATACCAAAATCCACAATCACATCATCTGGTGTGATTTTCAATTTACCATATTCTCCGGAGAACACTTCTTTAACGACAAACTCGTCCGATGTACCATCACGAACATATGCTTGAACTTTATCTTTGAAGTTTATAAGTTTTTCTATCATTCTTCAAACCATCTTTTCAAACTATTCTCATCTTTATCTAGGTGAGGATACCACATGCTTTTTGTTTTGTTCGATATGACCTGATCGGTGTCAATGGTCTCATACTTAGAGACAAATTCCTTAAAGTCTTCCTCATTGCGGAAATGAAGATAGATTGTCTTGAAAGTCTTCTTTTCATTGTTTTCAAACTCTGGCATTGCCTTCCAGAGTTTTTCTCTCTCATCTTCCTTTTCTATATCAAACAGCCTTCCCGGTTCTTTCAGTTCAGTCTTTTGATTTAGAAAATTGTCATATTCGGATGATTCTTTGACAACAGGTTTCATGCATCTCTCCTAATAAATCGAATATGTATTATACAACACTTTATACAGAAAGTCTAGAGAAATTTTTGACCTTCTCAAACTTGTATACCTTCTGGAACTTATCTTCCATCTGAGATTTGTGGCTTATCACAAATGTATTAGTGTCTGCTACCATCGACCACATGATCTTTAGAAACTCATCTGTTCCATTTCCATCTAGTGATCCATCAAACACTTCATCAAGAATCAACAGATTGCTATTCACAGAGTTACGCATCTTGGCTATTGTTCTCCATGTAAACAACAACGCCAGGTCTATTCTCATTTTCTCACCTTCTGAGAAGTTATGATATGAGAACTCATCACGATAGCGACTTTTGATTGTTTCCTCAAACTGCTCGTTGATATTGAAGTTCACAAAGAAGCCCATTTGGGCTAGATACTTATTGATCAGTTTATTGATGACAGGAAGATACTGCTTGATGATCTTTGTCTTGATACCACCATCTTTCAATAGATTGATAGCAACATCAATATACTTGCGTTCTTCCAGAATATCATTTCTCTCAACATTTAGTCGTGCTAGTTCATCTTGAACTTGTATTAGTTCATCTTCATTAGATGACAGAATAGTATCAGAGGTACCAAGTTCAGAGATTTGATCTTCAATATCGTTCAATATGGATAGAATGGATGACTGACGCGATCTTAGCCCGCTGATATCATTCTTGATACCGTTGATCTTGTTGACTATTCTATCCATATCAGCAAGTGAGTTGATTGTCTTATCTATCTCAGTCTGAATATCATCCAATCCCTTTTCAAGTTCTATTATCTTGGATTCATTCTTACTTAGTTCTTCATTCTTGAATGTCTCATCAATAGGTTGTCTACAAGTTGGGCAACTATCGTTATCACAGAAGAAGTCGTTATCTTTCTTTGTTCTTTTCAGATTTGTATCTATCTTGGATGATAATGCGACAAGTTTGGTATGTTTACTTTTTAGAGATCCCTGCCCACTTATATCCTCTATGAGAGAGTCGCGTTCATTCTCTTTTGCTTTAATCGTTGTCTCTATCGTTGATAGTTCATCTTGTTTGGTAGCAAAGGACGCTTGAAGCAACACACGCTTTTCTTCATTATTCTCTTTGAGTTTTTCAATGGTTCTTTCAATGAAGATTTTCTTTTCTTCTTTACCAGATATCTCCACTCTATTCTTGTCTAGGTGTTCTTTAGCCAACTGCATTTTCTGTTTGGCGATTATGTTCATCACAGAGAAGATTTGAATATCAAGTAGGTCCTCAATCACCACACGACGATCTGCTGGTGATAACTGCATGAATGGTACGAAAGATGCTGAACCAAGAATCACAATTTGCGTAAAGGATTTATAGTTCATCTTGAGTATGAACTTCTCAAGATGTTCCTGATAATCACGCGAAGATGAATCTTGGTTCAGCAGGATACCATCACAATGTATCTCAAAGATGTTTGGTTTGATACCACGAACTATCTTATAGTCTTTACCATTTGTATTGAACTCTATCTCAACAATACATCCTTTATCATTCACCGAGTTGATTAGTGCTGGCTTATTGATTTTTCTGAAGGGTTTACCAAACAAAGCAAATGTCAACGCATCTAGAATCGTTGATTTACCGCTACCATTCTCACCTATAATGAGAGCGTTAGCAGTTTCATTCAACTTGATTTCAGTAAAGATATTTCCTGTTGATAATAGATTCTTCCATCTAATAACTTCAAAAATTATCATACATGCTCCACGGATAAGGCTTCATTATAAATGTCTATCATATATCGTTTCATCTTCGTCTTGTCTACAGGCAAGGACAAGCCCTCAACATATGTCTGAAGGATTGATGATGTATCTTCTGCTTGATCTATCTCGCTGTCCTCATCTATATCTTTGAATACTGATATATCCTCAACAACGGAGATATCAATAGGACCTGCTTTGTATAGTTTATCTAACAGTCTATCAAAAGAATAAGGATTAGTCTTGTTCACACAGACTATCTTCACATAACAGTTAGAATACTTATTATAGTCGGTTGCGTTGATCTTGTCAAGTATATCCTGATACTTCACATCATCATAAGCAATCATTTTGAAGATATGGTTGTTGTTCTGATGGAACTTACATTCCCTTGTTTCTGTATCTAGAATGTGGAAACCTCTAGGATCATTGAAGTCTGACCAAGTGTATTCCGCAAATGCTCCCAAGTAGTGAATGTTATCCCTGGAAGACTTGTGATGATAATGCCCAGAGAATACCATATCAAATCTGGAGAATATATTAGGATCATGCCCATGATCGGATACAGAGCCGCGGAACATTTCAAAACCATTCAACTCTAGATGACCCATAAGAATATCAGCAGAACTTGTGTGAATAGCATTCATAGATTCAGTATAGTTTGACTCTGCTATCCATGGTAATAGTTGGATATTACATCCATCGATTGCCACTATATGTGGCATGTCATAAATCTTGATATGTGAATAACGCCCATCTATAATCTCTCGTAGGGCATTTACTTCATGGGTATTCTTGTAGAAGATATCATGGTTGCCGGCTATAATATGAGTTTCAATACCTCTTCTTTCCAAAGGTTCAAGGAAATCTTGCCGACATCTTTTGGCTGTCATGAAGTTTAGATATTTCCTACGATCAAACAGATCACCAAGATGTATCACATGATGAATATTTTGTTCATCAAGGATTTGCCAGAAGTGTTCCAGTGATCGATTGAAATAATCGTAGAAAACTGGAGAATCATTTCTGATGCCCCAGTGGGTGTCTGTTATGAGAGCAATTTTTGCCATGTATGACTACTACCGTCTACGTCTGGCTGCGTCATGGATTGCTTCCTCATTCTTGAATTTCTTCAAAGCACCTTCAATACCATCACGAATCGATTCTAGTCGTTGACGATAGTTATCGCGGACATGAAGACGCTCTTGTTTGTTCAGCATTATATCAATCAAATGTTGAATCTGGAATGGTATGTTATGTGATTCATCTCTTGTATTATTACTACTCATTTCACTTCCTCATAAAATGCGTCTAATCCTTCCTTAGACTGATTCTTTTTGCGATCTTTTTTGGCTTGTTCTTTCCGTTCGAACTTGTCCATAAACACATGAATATTATCATAAAGTGGACCAGATGTCAATGTTTTTCCGTCAGTATCTACAAACATTTCTACACCGTGATTGGAAACAACATCTTGGAAATGCTTGTATATCGTATATCTGTTTTTTTCTTCTTTTCCAATCCTGCGAATAAACGCATAGTATATGATCTGAGTGAAGTATGCGAAAGGATTCTGCCCAAAGTCGGTATTGTAGTCCTTGAAGTAAAGGATACAGTTCTCAATACCATCGCTGATCATCTCGTCCTTGTAGGAATAGTTGACGAAACATGGCTTGGTTGATAACTTAGTAGCAATCTTATAGATACACTCGCCCACATACTCGGGTATGCGAGGATCTTCCATTCCTTTACTTTGTGCTTCAGTCAACTTCTGCTTGTAAGAGACTATCGCTTGATAAAACTTTTGGTTGTCCACATAATGAATACTCTTTTTCTTTGCCATAAGTGCATTTTTCCCTTGACAAGTGGTTGACATTGTGGTATAAAGGCTATGCCACCGATAACATGAATAACTAGATTCAGATATTAGTTATGGATTTCAGCCTTACGATCTGCTTCTGAATCACTTCAGCCCTATTGGGCCATTTGATCATTGGCTTCTCTGGATCTTTTGTAAGATTTTCCAGAAATGGTAGAAATATCTTATTCAGTGCTTGAAGTCTCTGCTTCAGATCATCTATCTCCTCATCTTTAGAAGAATAGATTGGTTGAGTGATTTCTTCCTCATCAGTGAAAGTAAATCCGAAGTCGAACTTATCCTCTAATGAAAGATACTTATTGTTAGGTGTGTTTATCATTAGTGAAGTTTCCTTACTCATTGATTTTTCTGTTATTTTTTATATATAACTGCAAAAATCATCTCTAATTTGATTTATAATGAACCAGATCACACCATGTAATCCTCTCTGTTTTGATTTGAATTTTTCGTTTATTTGCTTTTTGAAGCAGGAGGATGTATCCTAATCAATCTTATTTGTTTAGGTTTTCCTGGCTCTCCATAATTAGCCATAGCAAATTTTGCTGTTTTTGGTGCATGATCTGGTTCGTATAAAGAAGCGGCGGTTATCTTATGTCCAGCATCTAAAAGAGCCTTTACTTCATGTCTTTCAATTCTTGGAATTTTTCTTGACTCAGTGATGATCTCGTTGTAAAGTGCTCTAAAAGTTTTCATAGTTTGTTCCTTTCAGCGAAATTTTGGTTATGTTATTTTCAATATATAGTTTTAAAGTATATATTTCAGTGCAATTTCCTCTTGTCACCCATATTCTTTAGCATATCCATAACACTCTGAATGACTTCATGGTCATCCTCATCTTCGTTACCAGAAACATCAGTGTCATTTATATAGTCACTTCTAAACTCTGTTCTGTTATTGAGGTCTTCCTTGACCTCATTGAAATGTTCAACCGACTTGTAATAATAGTTTTCCATATGATCGGATGTATTAGCGATTGTCAGAACATCTTCAGGATAAAGAGTAAACTCTTGATGATCACAGATGCGCCAGAACACCCATTGCATCAGAGATATGGAGAGAATACCAGGCTTACCACCAGCAAGATACATTACTTTGAGTGGATTAGATAACACATAGTAGTTATTATCATCATTAGTGACATGAACAACATCAGATATTATATCTTCACCTGTCACTAATCGAATAAACTTGATAGTATGTTCTTGTGCTTCCATTACTTTATACCTTGAGTTCGATTTTATAAATCTTGAAGGTGAACTTTTCGTCAGTGTAAATCTTTATCCGTTCAACGAAATGTTTGAGTGTATAGTTCTCATGTTTCTTATATCTTATATCATCAGCTACTTTGGAGGTTTCGTATTCGCGACTTTGACGGCGAAGCAAATATGATGTTATGTAGATTCCTAATATTGATACCGGTTGAGAAAGGTGCCGAAAGATGCTATGATGATGCAACCTTCACCTCCTTTAGTTATCTTTGTTGGCTTCATTTTTCTTTCTCCTGTCTAACATCATTTGTTTGAACAACGGGTCTTTCCACTTCTCTTTCATAGTATTACTATTTGAACCATGTGGTCTTTTACTCATCTTCTCTCTAAAAGAGACATCTTTCCATTTTTCTCTTATCTTGTCACTGGCATCTTTTCGTTTATCTTCTCTTTTATTGACTTCAGACATTATAACCGAAAACTTATTTTTGAAGTCTGGATCAGAGTGCATATTTTTAGCAGAGATACTATATCTTCCTTTACCATTCTTTACATTATATTCTTTCATCTGTTTAGACTTTTGAACTTTTCTTTCTTCTGTCCAAAACTCTTTCATCTTCTCTGATTTTCTTTTCAACATTTCTGGTGTATTTGATAGTTGATTTTCATTTACATACTTCCATCCACCTTTACCACCAACATTCATATTATAACACATATCATCATTATAATCTACAAACTTTTCCTCAAGAAGATTCATTTCTTCTTCAGTATTAGCTAAACATAAAATCTCTTTTGAGAAGTTTTCTTTACCATATTTTTTGATCGCATTTCGTATAGCTTTACCTGAACCCATATAGATATCATATGGATCATTAGTTATATGTTTACCGATATAGTATTTGCCGTTTATATTGTTTGTGATTTTATAAATTGTATAATACTTCATGTTGATACCTGTAGAAATATTTATTTTCTATTTAGAATCCAATTATCATCAATGTCATCATTATCAGTTATATCTTTTGCCTTTTTGATACTACCGTTGAAAAGTCTCACAGGATCATCAATCTTACATTTTATCTTTTTATCACCAAACTCAAATAGTATTTCGTTTTCTACCGGGTGTGCATCCACTATATGTCTGGTTTCTTCGCGAACTTCCACATCTGTTTTACCATAGATAAAGAAGCATTTTCTCTCGCTATTCGTAGTCTTAGTATTTATCAAGTCTTGGAGCAACTTACCGTGCTTGTCCACATACTGATAGAGGACTAGTGTATTACCAGTAAGTGATAATGCTAAGTTGCTTATGAACTTATTTCTAGCGTCATTGAGAACCAGATATTCTATCTCTTGTTGATATGTTGCAGTCTTTAGTGCTTGACAGACAGAATCTGGATGCTTTAGAAGTAGGCACTTGATATTGAAATCAGCAACAACTTTTTGATCCATCAAATCTTTAGTTGTTATGACTTTCAGAACAGGACCAAACAAACCTTCTAATACTAGTTTATGTGTCTTTGTTCCGTCTAATGTACCAGTAGTGCCTATACGATATTTAGCATTGATCAATCCAGTCATGATATCAGTCAGAGATTTAGCCTTGAACAGATGGGCTTCGTCTCCTATGACAACATCAAACTGACGAAAGTATGCTTTAGGCAGTTTATGGAGAGACTGCCATGTAGATATAGTTATAGGCTTATCTGTTATCTTCTCTTGCCCAGAGAATATTTTGTGTATATGAGTCTCTGAGTCAAATCCATAATCTGCAAAGTCTCCTGCTAACTGAGACACAAGAGATATAGTGGGAACAATAATAAGTGTCTTTTTAGCGTTGATATATCGCATAATGAGGTATATGATAAGTGACTTACCAGAAGCAGTAGGAGATAATAGTAAGGCTCTCCTTGATCTTATGGCATGTGCAAATGATGATACCTGATAGTCTCTAGGTTCTATAGGAAGATTGAGTGTCTTGATAAACTCATTGGCTTCTTGAATAGAGAACTCCTCATCGTATATCTCATTCTCATAGTCCCATTCATAGTTTCGTTCCTCACAAAACTTAGCGACATAAGGTACAAGTCCACGATATATCTGTCGAGTGCGAACATCCCATAATCTTACCTTGCCGTCCCAAAGACGTGATTTATATTGAGGTGTGAACTGATAACCAGGAACGTGAAACGTGAAGTATTCGCGTAACTCATATGAGATACCCTCATCACAATCTATTTTTACATAGACCTCATCCTTATTTTGAATGAATAACTTATTAGTTGCCGGCATTGAATATCAATAACTTTACAATATTTTGGAGTTGCCATGTTCTTGCGTTGATCTCTTTTAGCACTAAGGTACAGTAGTCTACTATCTCTTGATGGATCATTTTCTTGAGAAGTATGGTTGTGAGTTCTGGATCAGAGTCTATATGTATAGATATATCTTGCCTAAGAATCTTCTTTGGCATAGGTTCTAGTCCATATCTCTCCAAATCTTCTGGATTGTTCAGATCACCAGAATAGTATTGCCACTTGATAGATTTTAGTTTGTTATAGTCAGCAGTTATTTTCTTGACTATTAGATTATGATGCGTTAGAATATTCAGATATTTCGCATGAAGATTTGGAATCTTAGCTAAATCCCTTGCGGGTTCTGTTTCATTCATAACAGCATCGTTTGCCCATTCTTCCATGAGCGCATCAATACTGACGGGTGGTCTTAGCATATTAGGAACTCCTCATAATATAAACTAGCATAGTATACACTATGTTAGTGATAATGTCAAGCAGTAATCCGTTCTATTTCAAAGTAATCATATCTAAAGTTGATATCTGCTGTGGGTGTTGTTTCAGCATTGTCGGATGTATTGAAGTTTATACCACCAATAGATGTCGGATGAACGTTCTTGAACTTGATTCGAATGTTTGGATTGTTAGCATTAGTATTGATGGTCAGTATGCCATCATAGTATTTCTCTCTACCAATATTTGTAGCATACTGTCTGAAAGAAACTGGTTTAGTCAGAGCAACAAGCCAGTTATGTGTTTCTTCCCATACACGCAAATCTTCATCAACGATAGCTTGTATTGAGAATGCGTCATATACAAGAGTATCACCATGTCTATATGTAGTCACAAATGGTGTTGATACCGAAACTTCAGATGTAGATACACCAGGTAGAGAAACTGTCTGACAGAAATATCTAGCGAACGGCAACTCAGGTATAATAAATGTATACTTGGTTGTTTGCAGAATGCTAGTGTTCTGCGGAGTTGTCATAAAGATAGATTCATTTGCCATTAGTTATATGTCCTATGAAAAATGACATTGGTTATGTATTTATGTTCACTAGAACTCACTTGAACTTCTTTTATCACCGCTTCTACATGTTCTTTCCAGTAGTTCAGAAACTTATGAACGCGAGGTATATGTGGCACAACATCTTCTGTTTGCCAATGAAATGTCTGTATCAGATTTGTATAGTCTGGCATATAGTATGTGAGATTGACTAATACAAGTTCTTTTCGATTTAGAATGTATACCATGTTGTATTTATATAAATAGAAGTGTAGATCGCGGTGCGGGAACACCCATCTACTCTAACACTTAGGAGGAGCATCAGCTTATGACTATTTATCATTATCAGCCATACACATATCTCATAGGATGGACACATTACAACACATGGTATTATGGTTGTCAATATGGGGCTATGGCGCATCCTTCAAATCTATGGAAAACATATTTCACTTCTTCCAAGTATGTCCAACTCTTTAGGAAAACGCATGGAGAACCCGATGTTATTGAAATAAGAAAAGTATTCAATTCACGGAAAGAATGCATGTTATGGGAAGAAAAGGTACTGAAACGTATGAATATCAGAAACAATAATAACTTTTTGAATAGGACGGACGGACATGCTCCTCCGATAACGTTTGGCAAAGAACATCATAACTATGGAAAAAAATGGACGGATGAACAAAGAATATTACAATCGGAAAAACTCAAAGGTAACGGCAAAGGAATAAAGAAATCTAAAGAACATAAACTTGCTATATCCGAAGGACTGAGAAATCAATCTCAAGAACTTAGAGAAAAGAGACGTAATAATTCCTTGGGATCGAAAAATACATGTGCAAAGATTACTGAAAAAGATGTTCTGGATATTATGGAAGAATATGAAATGAAAAATGACTTGCCTCTTGTGGGCACAATAGGAAGAAACAATAGGATCGTGTCATACGACCACGTGTTTTCTGTTATGAAATCGCAAGAATATGGTGTAAACTTGGGTACAATAAAACATATTATCCAAGGAACAAGTTGGAGTTGGCTAACAAAAAGAAAGAGGGAGCCGAAGCTCCCCCCAAGTTGATAGTCAAGTTTATTAGAATCTCGTAAGTTATTGATTTACGTAAGATTCCGGATTCTAAACAGTCTGTAATATATATTCGCGTCCGCAGCAGTATTACGCTCACCAACGGTACCATCACCACGGGTTGTGGCGAATGGATTGGCCACCATTCCGTACCTGGTTTTGAATCCGATCTTTGGCTGGAATGTATCCTGCCCGATAGCGCGAACCATCTGAAGAGGAACATATGGGCAGTAGAACAGACCGGCATCATAAGGAGAAGAACCCTTATAGCCAACTGTGCAAAGCTCATCGCCGTTAGAAGAACCACCGAAGTATGGATCGATGTAAACCTTTACGCGACCGTGAAGCATACCAGCGAAGGTGTTGCCGGTGTCGTCTACGTTTAGGTCAGCCTTGAGGGCTGGAGTGTAGTCAAGAACACCAGCCATCGCAAGAGCGGAAGCAACGTCCGAAGATACGATGATGATGTTACCCTTACCACGACGGGTTGCGCGAGCGATAGCATTGGCTTCACGCTCAATCTGGAATACCAGACCCTTGAACTTCTCAACAGACCAACGACCATTGGAGTCTGTGTCTAGGTCGAAAGTACCAGCAGTTGTTACACCATAAGCTGCGCCGAGTGTGGCAGAGCGATATACTGTGCGAACAACTTCACGGTTGATTTCGGCTAGGATTTCTGTTGACAGAATGTTAGCAAGTTCTGTCTCAGCATCTAGACCATGAACAGCCTTCAGATCCTGAGCTAGTTCCATGGTGTATTCGGCCTTCAGCGCACGGCTACGAGCGGTAACTGTAACCTTGTCGATGCTGAATGCCATTTCGGCGAAGTGGTTACCAGCAGCGTCACCCAGAGCTTCAGCCTGAGCAGTTGTCATACCACGACCAACACCATATGTGTCAGAATCGCCTGTTGCGAATACTGGGTTGGTGTTAGCATAGTTGCCGGAAACTGTACCTACTAGACCACCAGCAGAGTTCTGAGATGAGAACGCTGTGTTGGCTTCGTTGAACAGAGCCTCGTCGCCGCCCTGAGTCTTATACCTGGACTTCATGGCAAAGATTAGTCCTGTTGGACCAGTCATTGGCTGAACGCCGCAGATGTCATAAGCAATCAGGTTAGGAAGCGCACGACGAACCAATGAGATTAGGATTGGGTCGTAGTTGTCAATGCTTGAACCTGTTGCGTTTACTGGCGCAGCTTCGTTTAGCATACGACCCTCTTCTGCCATTGCCTTTTCCTGATTCTCTAGGATAACAGCAGTAACAGCACGACGATAAGAGTCCTTGATTGGGTTTAGCCCATCGTGGTCTAGAACTGGTGACCACTTCTTCTCCAAATGTTCTGTAAGATACATCTATATTCTCCTTTTGAAATCTTACTACTACGTTTATGTAATAATCTATTTATGAAAATCGTTAATTAGGCAACTTCTTACCGAGCGTTCTGACATAAGCAGACATACGGCCATCTAGTGCTTCATTAATAGTCTGTCCCTCATTATTGCTTTCCACAGGGTCTAGAACGTTCTCTGTGTTGACATTCTGAGTGAAATAGTTTTCCTTTAGGATATCAATCTTCTGTGCGTATTCATCAGCAGAAGTAAATGTGATACCTTCAGCAAGAGACTTTAGCTTCTCAGCCTGTGTGGCTGTTAGTCCGTCACAAGCATCAATAAGAATGCTATATTGTGCAGATTCGTTGATCGTCTTGTTGAGAGCAACATTACGCTCAATCTCCTCATTTAGCTTCTCCTCAAGTTCGGAGACGCGAGCATTCATTTCTTCTACTACAGATACCTTGTCTTCTGGGATATCGATGTAGTTTTCAGCAAACAACTGACGAAGACCAGCGATGAAGTCTTCTGTTAGTTCTGTGCGAAGATTGGACTCGATAGCAACTTCATTTTCAGAGACCCACTGTTCGACAACATAGTTGAGATAGTCATCAACGTTCTCTGTGAGTTCGGACTGAATCTGAGCAACTTCTTCTGCTAGAGACTCAGCATATGCTTCCTCAATCTTCTTTACCTCTTCGTCTAGCTTCTGCATAACAGCAGCCTCAAAGATTGTGATAGCCTTCTGCTTGAACTCCTCAGATAGCTCTTCGCCAGCAAATAGGGCTTCTACATGCTCGGACATATCTACCTGATATTCTTCCTCTTCGCTGACAGTCTCATCTTCTTCGTTTACTTCGGTTTCGCCCTGTTCGGCCTCTTCTAGGTATTCACCAAACTCTTCCTGAACAGCTTCCATGATTGAATCTTCATCCATACCTGCTTCTGCAAGATGCTCGATGAATGCTTCAATGGCTTCGTCAAGAGATACTTCTTCCTCTTCAAGGGTATCACCCTCAACTTCAGCATCTTCTTCCATTACTTCAGCCTGCTTCTTTGGCTTCTCTGCAGGAACTTCGGCCTTAGCAGACTTTGAAGTGTCCTTGCCCATTTTTGCAGCAGCCTTTGCTGAAGGAGGCACATCACCCTGCTTTACCAGAGCGGGACCTAGATCCTCAACAGAGTTATCTGGAGCAGAAGGTTCGGATGCACCAGGATTAGAGAAGCGACTCTCAACACCCTTTGAACCAGGCTTTAGAGTTGCTGCGTTCGGTGTCATAGACTTTGCACCGCGATCTGGATGACCAGCACCCATTGGATCTACCTCAGGATAGCTTCCCTCAGATAGGATCTGCTTTGCTACTTCAGTTAGTGACTTACCCATATTAGAATACTCCTTTATTTACTATTATTTATATATTTAGATTTTTGAAAGGAAAGATTGCCAAACTCGTAGAGCAACATTCTCAACATCAGACTTAGAAGCCTCTCTGATTAGTTTCTTTGCTCTATCATGATGCATTGGCATCCAACCTTTAGCTGTTAGTATCCATTCCGCATCTTCCATGATACCTCTTACGAAAGCATCTGGAGCAGATGGATCAGCAACAATATCAGCCGCTGTGGCTAGATGAAAATCGTCTTGGACCAACTGATAACCATTGTGTGGCTTGAGAGACCCTACGCCTCTAGTTGATACGCCAAGACAAGCTCCTCCATCCAAAAGACTTTTCACGATCTTACCATTTGGAGTATCTAGTATTTTTGCTTTACCCATGATATTATTTCCATCAGGATAAAGTTTAGTAATCATATGTGACACGCGATCAAGATTGATTGTTGGACTGTCAGGATGTCCCAGTTCACCAAAAGCCCTGTTCTTATTTACATAATCTTGATTATATCTCTGCACTTCCTTTGATAGGACATGCATAGGATAAACTCTACCATTGCGGTTTTTCTTTTCCGCCTGCATAAAAATTCCTTCAATAACATGTTCATTTTTTCCAGTTTTCTCGTTTCTTTCAACGAGATATTGAACATCTAATACTTCTTCGGATATAAGTTTCATAGACCTAATCTCTTTCTTTTCATTATGGAAAGTTTGCGCTTACGTAGCATTTGCGATTTCTTTCCTCTTCTCTTGATTTTACCTCTTTTTGCACCAAGTCTTCTACGACGACGTTCGGATGCTGTCATTCTGATTAGTTTACCACCACGCATTGTCATACCAGGAACAGTAGCAACCTTCTTACGACGCTGAATAACACCACCACGAATACGAGCTTTGATAATCTTGATGCGAGCTTCAAGCAGTTCTTCTTCTGTTAGATCCTCTGAATCTAGTTCTTCTTCAAGAGGTCTAGCTGCTGCACTTCCATTAGCCATAACAACTGGCTTTTTTAGTTTCTTCAGACGTTGTGCCAATGGTTTCTTTATAGCTCTGAGTAATCCAGTTTCTTCATTGGCAGCACACATCTTCTTCATTTCCAATAACTTCTGTTCTAGAATGAGAGTAATCTGTTCCTCTAGAACTTTGTTTGCTGCATCGAAGTCTTTATTTTGGATATGTTCTATTAACTTGTTCATGCGAATGCTGCTGGTCCTCTGTTGAATGCTGCTGGATCTGCTGTCTGTCCAGCATCATAATCTCTAGCATCTTTTTTTAGATCGATAAATAGTGTAAGTGCATCTGTTGAAGATGGTGTTACAATAGTCATCAATATATTGCCGTTTGAGTTTGCAATATCTGGATTAGAAATAACCGCAATATCACCGCCCTGATCGAATGAATAGTTGAAGGTACCATCATCTAGTGTGACAATGTTGTTACCCCCAACAAGAGGTCCATCCCAGTGTAATCTAATATAAGCATTAGCACGTACGCTACCATAGATACGCTTGATTGATGTTCTGTAATATGGTTTTGGATGAGTTCCACCAGTCATAATGTAACCATTTGCGTTTAGTGCAAAATTCAAAGTAGAAGCATTTAGAATGACATTTGCTGAATCGGCAGTATCAATGAGAGCAACATACTTGATGAGGGCTCTTTTATTGTTATCAATAAGTTTTTGTGTCTCTATAACATTTGCCATCTTGTTATTGCCTTACTGCAAAATTTACTACTTTTTTGAAAGACTCTACACTTTCATTCATCATATTCAACATCTTCTTTTTGTTATCGCGATTGAGAGAATCATACAATCCAATAACTTTTTCCGCTATTGTATTATTTATAGTAATTTTTTCACCTCTAATATTTAGTTTTTCCGTGTTTTTAGTATCTTCTTTGATGATATTCCGAAGGTCTTTGATTATTGTTGAATCTTCTTTCATAGACTGCATGTATCTACGATTCATCGTAGCATCTTGCTTTTGTCTTGATGTGGTAGTATCAACCGCTGTGGGTCTACTAATTTTAGTCTTTAGTTTACTACCTATTTCTGTTGATTGATACTTATTATCTTCACCGGCACCGGCACCTCCAGCGGCCATGGCAAGTCCTAGACCAGCAAGTCCTGCAAGTTTAGCTCCTTTTACAAGACCTCTTCCTACACCTGTCATAACCTTACTTGCTCTGCTTGTTCCCTTAGCAGCCTTAGCAGCATCACCTGCTGCATCTACTCCCTTAGCAGCCTTAGCAGCATCACCTGCTGCATCTACTCCCTTAGCAGCCTTAGCTGCTTTGCTACTTCCGGATAAAAATTTTGCACCAGCAACACCTTTGGCTAATCCTCTTGCGCCCTTTAAGGCCCCACTTGCTGCCCAACCAACAACAGGAACAGCCAATGCAGCATCACTTACACCACTAACAGCGGTATCTAATCCATGTAAAGCTGCCGTTCCATAATTTCCTTTTTTCCATTCTCTAGAAGTTCTTTTTGCTGCTCTATAAGTTCCTAGACCTGGTGTTAAATCTTTTGCAATAGACGATATGGTATTGTCATCAATATCATCATTTATACCTTCATTTGCAATTCTCTTTTTTTCAAGTTTAGCGTAGAATTTGGATCTTGCAAGATTCTTTGTTTCTTCTATTGTTATTGCCGCTGCGCGTGTCTTTGCAGGATCACGACGCGCTGCTTTCCCCCAACCAGGAACACTAGCCGACTTTTTTGTTTCTGGTGCTGGTGTTGATGGTTTTGTTTCTGGTGCTGGTGTTGATGGACTCTGTTTCTTATTGACTGATACCGCAGGTTTATTGCCTTTCACAGCACTTCGTATTTTACTACCAATAACAGCACCTAATCCTCCGAGTGCTGCATATGTGTCCCCAGAAGCAAATCCTCTACCCACTTGTTTTAGAGTATCTTTTGTAACAATTTTTCTTCCTTTTGAACCAATATCATCCATATGTCTGACGCCAGTTTCCACATCAGTGACTAGTTGTTTTTGTGCATCTAGTTTCTTTTGTAGTGCCTGTCTTTTGTGTTCTATTTCCGGCACTGGTTTCTTTTTCTTAGAGTCGTCAGATGCATCCTTAGTTGCTTCACTCAATCCAACATTGAATGATCGCTCACTAGTCTCAAAAGGAACGCTAATATACTTATCTAGCTGTTGTGAATAATATAGTCCGATAATCTGATTGTCGGGATAAACTCTCATAGCCTTCCTCTTTAGAATGATGATTGCGGGTAGAATCTTTGGATTTTTCTTGAATCTAGGATCAGTCTTGACAAAGTAATCTGGTTTGCTAGCCTCATCTATTACATCATATTCTTCTCTCGTCATTACATTCTGTCTGACCTTAGAGTATACATTAGGTGAGTTTACTACTTCATCTATTAGTGTTTCGAGTAGTTCTAACAATACTTTTCTGTCTGCTTGTGTTAGTTTACTGATGTCTTTCTTCAACGCTCTTTTCAAGAACGTCAACTTCTTCACATCAAACATACCTGCACGAATAAGTTTAGTCAGTCTATCGGACTCGACTTCCTCTTTTTCGAATAAAATATTATTGGTATATGCTTCTCGGATATGCTTGATGTTTTTCATAATACATATTAGCCTTTTACGCCAAAGTAACTCTGTGCGATATCAATCTTGCGTTCTTCCAGTTTCTCAATAGCCTTCTCTGTTAGAGCAGCATTGAGATTCTGCTTCATCTCATCAAGTTTCTTCTCTGTAATGTTAGCAATCGCTTTCTGGATATGCATATTTGTGATCTCCTTTTCTATTATTTATTGTTTTTCTTTTTATTATTAGTTACTACTGTAGCCACGAACAAAAAGACTTCCTGATTCATATCATTGGTGCGTTTATTACTACCTACCATCTTGGTGGGACCACTGACTATTTGTATAGCAGAACCTCTGGGTAGCACATATTCAGCTTCTCCCGATTGTGTGGAGTATTCATTTACATACATTCCACTAGAGCCTTTTGGTACATGAATCTGTAATACAAAGGATGATCTACGACTTGGTTGCTGATCGTATTTACTTGCAAAGTTCATTGCTACATTGGGATCTAATGTAGTTGAACGAAAACTTCTAAACTGGTATATCTGTCCAGGTTGAAAACTATCTATTGAGAAACCATTACCAAGACTAGCATATACCAGAAAATCTTTTGGTGACACACTCTTACTTAGTGCCATATCCAATGCTGATATATGTCCAGGAATAGGATCACCAGCATACATTGGTTCAATCTGATCGGCTGGAACACCTGTGGGTAGACTTCTGAGCCTGTTGTTTATTTCTGTTGAGTTTGCTGTATAGTTCTCAACTGCTTCAAGTTCAGCATCATCATACATTTCTGGTAGATGAGTATTAGTCAAATCATTATGATTTTGCTCAACATCTGGCATCAGATTCTTATTATACTCACCAAAGTCATCACCACTATCTTGAGCAAATCGATTTGTCTTTATTGCTTTACTAAATGGAACAAGTCTATCGTTCTGCACAATATGAGTGACTTGTTGTGTTCTTGGATCTTCATATCGACCAAATCCAACATATGTTAGTCCAAGTTTCTTTGCTTGTTGTGCTGCTGCTGACTGTGGTTCAACAAGAGCGCCAGTCAAATCTTCAAGCATATATTGTCTAAACTTTTTCATTACTGGACAAGCTCCATATCTTCCTGCTGAACTTCAAACTTTGATGGCATGGGCTGCTGTTCTTGTATGGGTGCCTGTTGCTGCTGAGATTGCTGTGCTTGAGGTTGCTGTGGAGTTTGTGAGTCTGGTGGAATAACAGTAGCACCACCAACGCCTGTTATTGCTCCTGGTATAGGTTGCCCAGTCACAGGATCAACAGGATTACCCATCGCGTCTGTAGTTGGTGCTGCTGCTGGTGCTTGTTGTGCTTGTTCAGCCGCAATCTGTTCATTGATTTCTTCAATGTCTTCATCTGTCTGTTGGAGAACGTTCTTACGCACCCATTCTTGTGAATAGTATCGACCAACAAATGGATCAACATATTGAAGCAGTAGAATGCGATTGGTTAGAAGTTCCGCTTCTTTGAGTTCATCAAAGTTATTATCTTTCTTGAAGTCGTAATAGATATCTTCTTTGAACACCTTCCATTCTTCTTCATTACAAATTTTCTTTAGAAGCAACTGAATCCGCATAAGATCATCAAAGAGTGTTGCAAATTTATTCCGCAATCTTTGAATATACTTCGCGAACTTTAGTTCTTCGCGGGTGATTTCTGTGGATTTACCAAGTGAGAACCCCTGTGTGTTTTCTAGTCTACCTAGAGGAACACCCAATGCTTTATACAGTTTCTTTTCAAAATACTTTACATCTTCCAGTTCACCCAGATTCATACCACCAGGTAGTGTTGATATTTCAGTACCTTTGCTGCCTTCTCTGCGAGGTAGCCAAAAGTCTTCCAACATAGATAGATGTTTACGGTCGTCTTTGATCTCACCTGTTGTGGAGTCATATACAAGTTTATTGCGATATTTGACCATAATATCGCGCAGATATTGTTCTGCTTTGATTGTTGGCATGTTACCTACATCAACATAGAATACACGTCTTTCGGGTGCGCGTGACAGACGATAGATAACTGTTGCGTCTTCTACCATACGTAGATTATTGAGAGGTTTGATTGCTTTATGTAGATATGAGAGAACCATAACTCTCTTACCATCCATAAGCCCAGAGTTTACATTGACGATTGAATCTGGAGCAATCTTTGTTCCAAGATTAGAATGAGCGCCAATAACACCTCTTTCATTGTAAAGATAGTATTCGCGCTGACTTTTGATAATCTCCATACCAGTTTGAGTATCTTTTTTCTTCTGAATCTCACGAATCTTGCGGATTCTTCTTGGATCAATATAACGGATTTCTTTAATACCTTCAGTCGGTCTTGTTTCATCTATGATTATATGATAAAATAGTCTTCCATCAACATACCAACGCCGAAAGATATCATGCCCCATATTACCAAAGTTTAGAAGTTTTAGAATATTGTCAAATTCATCACGGAGTTTATTTTTGATTGATTCTGGTTGTTCTAGATCATCTGTGTTTATTTCTACAGATTTTCCGGAATCTTTCATGACAATAGCCTCATTGACTATCTCATCAATGGCTGTCTCAAGTTCAGGTTGCATCGACATTTCACGATAACGAGTAATAAGTTCTATTTCATTTCTTACTACTCCGTCAAGATCAACATAAGTTCCATAATAGGAACCTGATTGAATATTGACTGCACCATCGTCATTCTGGGGCATTGAGAAGGCTTTGTTTCTTTCCTCCTCAGTCTGCCCCTGCTGTTTTCTACGACTTATTTCAAAACCAAAAAGTTGAACCACAAATATACTCCGTCAGAGAATAAAGGACTATAATAAAGGGGCGATGAAACCCCTCTATTATATAGATGTCGTTAGGCTGGCACTACGAATGGTTCTGTTGTATCAGACTCCCACCACTGGTAGGTGAATGTTACAGCGAACTCTTCGATGGTGTCATTTGAACTCCAGTCCAATTCAATAGTGGAGATATCAACTGGGAACATACCTACAAAGCGATAGTTCTTTAGAATGTCTCCTGTTTTTCCATATTGATTTACAAAACCGTCTGCTGTATAATCAATAGGTCCAGCGAAACTCTGTGATCTGAGGTTGCTGATATGACTATTCATATATGAGTGCCAAAGTTCAAACTGGCGTCTAATTGCAAAGTCCTCATCATTGATAATAGTTACGGTCCAATCCTGGAATGTTCTATTACCAGCAAACTTCAGTTCACGTCCAAAATACATCATAGGAACAGCATTGATTGATGAACCTGGTAGTTGTGAGGATCTTGCCATAAATGAAATTTGTGAAGTAATACCCAGATTGATCATTGAAGGAGGAAAGGTAATGGTGCAATCAAATAGATTGGGTCTTGCACCATCTCCTACCATACGTGATCTAAATTGTGCTACATCGAATGCCATTTTATTTTAACTCCTTTTGCTTATTTATTAGAAACGACCAACGACTTCTTCAAACGCAACACCGGTTCTAACAGCAACAAAGTTTAGCTGGATGAAGTTGATAGAACGAGCAGGCTTGATGTAGATATCACCAACAAATTCATTACGGTCAATTACTTCAGGAGTGTTGTTTGTTCCATCACAGACAACGCGGAAGTCATAGATACCTCTACGACCCTTTACATCTCTGAGGAATGGTTCAATTAGAGCAACAAACTGAGCGCGTGTAAACTCATCATTGAACTCAAATAGTGAGTATCTGGAAGCGATAGAGATGGCTTTTTCCAGAACAATGAACAGTCTACGCACATTGATACGATCAAAGGCAGAAGGCTTCGCAAGCATTGTCTTGTCGCCGAAAAGGATTGTACCTTCACCGGACATAGACATGACTGGATTTACACCAATCTTATATAGATCGTCTCTACTTGTCTTACTTGGATTCCATGCTAGTTTGACAACATTCTTGATCTGCCCACGATTTAGACCGGCGGGTGAGAACCAAGGATCGCGATCTGTGTCCGTTCTAGCACATAGACCGGCAATATCACCATTCAATGGTACCCAACGATATACGTTGTTATACTTATCGAACTGATATTTCCAGTTGCAATCCATGAAAGCATAAGAAGATGAGTTGAACAGATTTCTATAAGTTGTGATATCTGTCACCTCAGTTCCTGCATTGTTTACTACATCGGATCTTTCTGGAGAGATAAACACAACACAGTCCTTACGAACTTCTGCAATGTTATCAACAACATATTCGGATACTGTTTGTGTAGCGCCTGCTGTGATGATAAGTGATACATCGACTTCTTCAGCATTGACAAACTTATCATAAGCAGTCTGAATGTTAGCATCGGATGGAGTAACATCAACACCACCGCCGAGAGAATCTGTGATTGTATCTCCGGCAACAAATGTGGTTCCGTTTGCCGCATTGCCCCAGTTAGTACCGTTGTTAGCATGATTCATAACATAAACATACTTAGAACGGTCATTGATGACGTTTACATAGTAGTTTGATGAACCGTCGTCTGTCTTTGCATCCGAAGCCTTTGATACATACGCAAATTTCTCTAGGACCGTTCCAGGAACACCTGAGAACTTACCGTCTTCGTCAGTTATGATAATATGAAGTTCATCATTTGCACCACCACGATTGGAAACGAATGTTGATGTGCCAGGTGCGCTATCAAATTCTGCCTCATATGTCCATGCTGCAAATGCTGCTGAGTTACCTAAAGCAGATGCCTTTAGACTATTACCCAGTTCACCTGGATATCTAGCTGCGAACATTCCAATGCTATCAGAACCGGAAAGATCCAGATAAGACTCTTCATATACAGTCTGATTTGAGATATTCAGAGCCGCTGCTGAGTTGGATGTTGCGTTGAGTTGTGTAATTGTATTACCGGCTCTAACGATTCTCAGAGAGTTAGCATAACTGAGGAAGTTAGCAGCCGAAAAGAATGTCTCGTAAGTGTTAGCGTCTGGTTTACCAAATCTATCAACTAGTTCTATCTCGTTGGCTACTGTAACAACCTCGTTCATAGGACCCCAAACAAAACCGCCAGCCATACCTGCCGAAGACACCGCCACCGCGGGCACAACGGTAGTCAAATCGATTTCAGATACATTTACGCCCGGTGAAAGCTGAAATGCCATCGTTTTTCTCCTCTATAAAAAAGCACCATACTTTTTTTATTCTATATTATTTAGAAAAATGAAGATTTACAGTCGCTCGCGATTTGAGAGTATGTCCCACAACCCGTCAGCATTAGAGAATGTAAATGGATCTTTATATCTCTGAACTGCTATCCATCTTTCTTTGGCGTCCTTATCACCAGCATCGAAAGGATCATCCACACCATTATCTACTATACCAAATGGTGCTATATCTTGATCCATGATATTTAGTTGTTCTTCTTGAAGAACTCGTCTTATATCTGTGTTTATGTTTTCCTTGAAGTATCTTTGTGCTGTTAGCCATCCAAAGTTCACCAGAGTCATAGCTAAGTCATCATTATTACCTTCTTCTGCTTTGAAACTTTTACTAATAGCAGAGAATGTTGTTAGT